CCGAGAAAGCTGGCGTCTGGTCTTTTGACCTCCATCACAAGGGATACGTGATCCGATCTGTCTCCGAGACTGTCTGCTGCCACTTCCAGTGCGTGCAGCAGAAACAGGACACCCTTGGCGGACAGCTGCTGAACAGACCATGAAGGTGGGTACCCCACGATCCTTGAGAGCTCGAGGATCTTACCGGCTGTCAGCAGCGTGTCTAGTATCTGCCTGAATGCCTCCACATCCTGCAGCCCAGTGGAGTTTGAAGTGAGGACACGAAGCCTCCGACGACAACCACGATATCCTGACGACGGGCCCAGGCACCGGTGGAACGAGAGTGCGACGAAAAGGGACCGAAGAAGGGTGAGTAAGGGGACCTTCCTGACCAAAGTGATGTTAATGGGAGACCGCATTGCTCCCTGCGTTACCTCAGTCGTGCCACCCCCAAACCTGCCGAGTTGGTACTTTTGCACTATCTTGGCCATTTGCGATGCCAGTGCAGCAGACAGCCCTTCAACATCAGTGCTCGGAGTCATCAGCCCCAAAGAGATGACTTTGGCCTTGGAGCTCAGGTCGGCGGCCACTTGCTCCAGTGACCTCGGGGATGTCCTGAAAACGGAAGCAACTTCTGGAGGGGGCTTCCGGATGGGCACAGGACATGTGTAGTCAGACTCGTCCACCATGTAAGAACAGTGGTCTAGGTTCACCACTGCATAGCAGGAAGAGTGCTGGATGGGCGCCACCCTGAGTGTAGCTACCACATGCTGCAAGATTCCCTGGAAGAAGATTAGCCTGTTGCTGTCAGAGTCTTGAAACCTAGTGGCTCTGTCTGTAGACATCCTGTACCAAGTTGACACAACACTCCTTCCGAGAGCCCAGGCCCCCATGTCAGTCCCACGAGTGTAGAAGCGGTGCTCCATGGTTCCTCCCACGATGAAAGAGCCTGCCATCTCCAAGTGCTCGGCTAGCCCCGGAACCCTCAACTCCATCTCTGCGGAGAGAGCGCACATGATGTTGGGGTCTTTCCCTTTGAAAGTTATCCACGAGAACATTGCAGTCAAAGACTTGACTATTCCTGCCAAGTCCAGGCCCTCCAAGTTCACAAGCCTAATGGTCCGAGTAGGGTCAGGCGTCTTCGAGCCCACATATAGTGAGAAGGGGCCTCGCCTGGCCTCCAGGGTTTCCTTCAAGCAAGGAATGTCATGAGCCGGAGTAACCACGACTGAGTGGCCCTCCTCGGCTTCAGTGATGGAAGTCCGGATGGACACCTGCTCTATGACGCTTGGGATGTAGGGCCCTCTAGGAATAATGTGCCCCAGGCCCCAGGTGTGAGCTATGAGGAAGATCCTAGCGGAGAAGGTGCAGTATGGGTCCCACTCTACCGCCTGGCACCAGCTAAGGTACTGGGTGCTGAAGCCAAGTGTGAGCTGTTCTATGAAGGTCGCTGCCGGAAGCACGGGGGTCTCCAGGCGGCGCACAACCTCACGGGCATATTGGCGGTCGATTCTGAGTGTGGCCATTGCGAGCCCTCTTTCTCTGATGTCTGGATCTTGCTTCTCG